GGTTGTGCTGAAATACCTGAACGTAATCTAGCAGCAGGTAGAACCTTAGTAATAACTGGGGGAGTATCTGCAATCCATACAACAACATTAGTAGTTGAAGATGTAGCATTAGCTACTCGTTGAGCAGTAGCAGTAAGGTTAGTAGTACTGACGTTATACCCACCAGCTAGTCTATTCACTGTTACATTACCCATTACTGTTGGGGAACTCACAGTCAATTGAGAGGCAGAAGTCCACAGTACAGAATCCACATTTGCATAGGTAGCTGCAACAGTAGCCTGTTCTGTTAATTTCAATGCAAACTGAGATGCAGGATATGTAATAACACCTGCTGTTACTACAGGGCGAGTATTATTCAAAGCTAGAATATGTGTACCGTTAGTACCACCAAAATCATTACTAGAAAATACACTACTCCAAGTACCATTGAGATTACGAATACGAGCTTTAGCAGGTAGGATTAATGGAGCACCTGTGCCATAACTACCTTGGTCGGCTATAGTTACTTCTAGTGTATGTGTTAAGGTATCAGCAATTTCAGTAATACCTACAGCTGTAGTTGCTGTTAAACCGTTTGTGTAAATTACTTCTACTGCATCAAACAATGTTGGAGAAGTAATAGTTAGATCTAATGTTTGACCTGCTGCGTGTTCTGTTTGACCTGCACCTTGTGAATAAGCATTACTAAACAACACAGACGAAACGACTGGTGCGGCTTCAATCGTTACTGTAGCAGTATCAGTTGCGCCATCACTATGTGTGGCTGTCACCGTATATGGGCTTGCACCTGTTAGTGTTATTGCGGCTGTCCCTTGCCAAACATCTGTCAAAGTATTGCGTGTTAAAGTTGCAGCAGTTCCGTTTATATCAACAACAGGCTTAAATGTTGAACCTGTAACCGCTAAAACCGACACGGTAATAGCCGTTGTTGAGCTAGTACAAGATTGCAGTACGTTATTGTCATCTGTTTTTACTTTGTTGCCGACGTTATCACTAATGCTTGTCGGGGTAATATCTGTTATAGCCACAAACCCACCACCACCACCAACATCAATCGTAACGGTATCGCCAGCAAATGTAGCATCAGCACCACTACCGACAATATCTACATTGCGTACTGTGGTTGGCGTACCTAAATTATTACCATTTTCTTTGAATTGAATTAGCGAGCCACCAATCGCTACACTAATATACGAATCATGCAAATTGACCGCTGACGGTGGCATTGTGAATGATTTTTCATATATTGGTATGCCAGCAGAATCAAAAATCTTTGCAACATGGTATGTCGTTAAGTCGTCAGGCTCTAATAAAAATATCGCAATGCCAAGATTATTTGTTGGCTTTTCTATTTTTACTAAATTGTTGATAGGCGGATAGGTGTCAGCAATAGATACTCTGCGCTTCTCAATGCGAGTCCGTGCAGAATTTAAAACGCCCAAACCTAAATCATCGGTCGATACTGTTAATTCATAAGTCGCCATTATCAACTCACTTAAATATAATGTGCTTTTGTTCGGAATGTTTTGCGGTGCGCGTAGCCTTGTTCGGCACGCATTTTCGACTCTTGAATCGCCGCATCAAATTGACTTTGATAAAACGCCGACATATTGGGATTAGACCAAGTTTTTTCGGCCATGAGCATTAAATACGCTAATGCACCATGCTTGATTGCGTCTTTGTATTCTTCAAAGATTATTTCATCTACGCCTTGAGCGGCCTGTGTTGGCTTTAATGCAACAAGGATTCGGACGGGATAAACGCCAATAGGCTTTGGTACTAAGATTGCGGTATTGGTATTTTTAAGAAAGAAGTAGGATGGTTCACCTGATTGGTCACGCCATTCTTGGTAGATTTCTTCTAGGTCATCTTGTGTTTTTGGCTCTAACTCACGCTTATTGACTTTTAGCATGAGCAGTTGCGCGATATTGTTATCGACGGGTGGTGATAAGTCGTACTCGTTGTCGTCAGCAACGGTGTAGAAACCGTCTAGCTCTTGACGCAAGAATAACGAACGCTGGCAAAACTCAATAACTTTTTGACGAATGGCTTCAACGATTAACGCCTTTGGGCAGTCAGGCACATTAACCTGAACGTATGGCAACCATTGTGTGTAGGGAACAATAGCCATGACTTAACCTTTTGATTTTGGATTTACCGCGCCATCGGATGATGCTTTTATCTGAAGCAAATCGAAGAACGTCTTTTGGTGCGCTCTTGCTACTGCATAATTCGGGTTTTGTTCATCATCACTACCCATGATTGAATAAAGCATCCACTCTTGAATAGCAGGGGCAAAATAATCATCTACGGGTAAGGTGTCTGTCCCTTCGGTAATGGTCGGTAATACACGAACATAGCTAATATCAACCCCAATAACAGGCGATACAGGCGCAGGAGGATAAACATAAAAATCTTTAGGGGTAATTGAATCGTAAAAATACTCATCAATCGTTGTTTGACCTGTGGTTTCGTGCCAGTCAGGGATTAACGCATCTTGAACTAACATATCCGCTTTACGGATAGCTCGCCCTGCATCACTTAAACCGTTTTGTCCGCGATTGCGAATAACCTTTAACAACCTTACGCCGTCACTGGGCAAGGTTTGACGTGTGCCAGCCACCAACAGCATCATTGTTGTAAATGACGCTGCATCGGGTCGATAGCTAATCAATGCTTGTAGTGCTTCATTTAACGCAGGTATCAAGTCGGAGTTGTCAGTCCATGCTGTTGCATTGGGGTCGTTTAACTTCTTTCTAATCCGCGCTAAAATGACGCTACATAGCATGATTATTCACCCGCTTTTGCGTTGGCTTTGGCAATATCTAGGGCTTCTTTGGCATCATTCACCAAACACCGTAAACACTCACGCACCATTGCCGTTGCCGACATGGTTGTGCGTAGGTCTTTGCCTGTGTTTTGCTTATAGATGGCAGCAATGGCCTTCTTGTCTTTAGGATTTACACTCAGCACTTGACGTGCAAACCCTTCAACGTAGCGATTAGAAACCGTATCAGGATTGACGGTAGACAACATCGAATCAGAAAAATCTTCCTCATCACCCGTAGGCTCTGCGGCTTCAAAATCTTCTTCTTCAAACTGCGCGCCTTCGCCTTCAACATACTCAACGTAGGCTTTAGGGCGAATAGCCAGCAAACGATCAATGTGGTCTTTATTATCAACTTCGCATAGATGAGGGGACGCATTGTCCTTCTCATCTACTGGCCGAAATTTATAAACCACCTGTCTTAACACGTTTTGGCCGAAGGGAATATCACTCCCACCAACCCGCTTCAACAAGCACTCAATCAGCATGATGGTTACACCTCGATGTTTTGCTTAGGGCGATACTTCATTGTGATGGTGATTTTCGCACCCAATGCGGCATCAACCGTATTAGCCGTGGTGATTTTGATACCAATCGGCGTATAACCACTGGTAGCCGCTGCAACACGCAAGCCATCCGTAGTATCTTCGTTCTTAATAGCAGCAGTAGCCAACGAACCAATCGCAATAACCGCTTGCGACATATCTGTTGCACCAGCATTTAAGAACCCAACACTACCCGCGCAAGTTGTACCTAATGCGTCTGTTTCTAAACGCAAGTCGGTTAAAACATGGTTAGCAGGCAATTTAGCTAACTTGATAATGTCGCCAATGGCCAATGTGGTCGCAGCCGCAAAGGTGTAGGACGCTTGAAAACACAGTTGCTCGCCAGCTTCCGTAGAAGTAGGCGCGGTATCAACGTATTGAGCTGACGTATAAGTCGTCATGATTAACTCTCCGAACTAAGAATAGAGTGAAACCGCACGATTAGTACGGTTGTGCAGCAGCAGAATCAATAACGATAGAATTAACATCGTTACTGTTGAACTGTGGACGCTTCAAACCGACGATACACTTAGTCGCAATGCCTAAGCGATTTTTGTAGTCGCGCCATTCTTCAGCCCAATCAAAACGCAAGCCATTAGCAGGGCTACCAAATGCGGCAACCATTGCTTGACGGCCCATGAAGATCGCACGCGCAGCAGCCACGTTAGAGCCTGCACCGTAGTCAGTAAAACGAGTCACTTTATTGTGCTTATGCAAGACAACACCACGATATTCACCGAGCGCACCTGTGAAAATATTGTTTTTAGTGCCGTTGTTTGTTGCAACTGCTTTTTGAATATCAAGCCATTGACCTGTGGTTGTCGTAGTACGCAAGTCGTGTTCTTGATAGTTGTGCATCAAGCAAACGAACTTGTCCACGCCTTCCATACGCAATGGAGTAATACGAATTACACCATCCGAACCACCACCTTCGGTTTCAGCTTTAGTCACTGCTTTGTCGATAGAGGTGAGGCTGAACTTGTCGCCTGCCACTAAAGATGCTTTTGATGTCGCCGCACCTGAGTAGATGATATTGCCAGAGCTACGAGCAACCAATGCTTGACCTTCAATCGCGGCTGTTGAAGCAGTCGGCAAGATGTAGTCGGCATTAGAGCCACGCGCACCACTGATATTCATGAACACGGCTTCATCGAAGAAGCGTGACCACCAATCAGTAAGCTTGTTTCGGCAAATCATGCGATGGTTGTTGGTTGTACGTTTGCGAGTCATTTCACCACCACTATCAGTCGCTTTACGCACCTGGTTGATGAGGATTTTATCGCTGTACGGGGTTAACGATTCTTCATTGCCTTCAAGATTGTCGTCACCGTAAGTGGGTGAGCCAGTCAATTGAGCGTAGATGTCGAAGTTAACTTCGTCGCCTGAGTCTTTTTCAAGATCGGTGATTAAATGAATTGGGGCATTGGGCGCACTTTCTGCGCTGCCTTCTTTCATGAAATGCGAACCCCAATAGGATTCAGGAACGGATGAGTTGAATAATGCGCCTGCCCACTTTTTCTTAGTCTGGGCTGCGCTGGTCGTGATGATGGTCTGTGCCATGATTTCCACCTATAGAGGTTTCATTCAGGCACTCTTGCGCCGAGGGATTAGTAAATACAGTCACCTTATGTGATGACATAACCCCCAACCGCACACGGCGGCCAGATTTTTCTGATATTTCGATGATACTATCACCTATTTGTATTCTATCGCCTATTCGTGCGCTTAAATATAGCGTTGAACAAGTTTTAGCCATTATTTTGTTCCTAGCAAGTAACGGTCATGCTGTTCGGGCGTGAGTTTAGCGACTGCATCTTCATACTTACGGCCTGAAAGCTTGTCGATGTAGCCAAACTCATCACCATCGGCATTAGGAATAGCAGAAGGGATGTTGCCAAGTGTAGGCGGTAACTCAACCTGTGGTGCTTTTGGCTTAGTGCTAGGTTTAGGCGCATCAGGTACTTTTTGCCCTGTAATTTTGGCAATACCTGCAAGTAAGTTATGCTTTGCTAAATCAAGAACATCACCAATAGGCGTATTACCTGCGGCTAGAATCTTCTTGACGTGAACATCGAGCGAGTTAAACATCGCATCATCTTCGGCAATGGCTTTGTTTTCAGGTTTGGCAAAGAAGTCAACCTGTGCCTTTTCCCATTGCGCCATGAGCTTTGCTTGATTCGCTTCTGCGGCTGCGTTCTGCGCTTCAATTTGTTCTTCGGCCAATTCCATTTTAGCTTCAACACGGGCAATAGCACGCTCAATCTTACGCACTTCGATGTTGTAATCCGCATCATCCATTTCACCATCATCAAACTTAGTCGCCAAGTCTTTCAACTGCGCTTCTAATTCGGCTTGCTTGGTTGTTGATGCCAGCAATACTTCGGCGTAATCAATGCCAGTGTTTTCGACTACAGGCTCAATAACGGGTTCGGGTGCAGGTACAACTGGCGCAACTTCTTCATCATCAATGGTAATTTCAATTTCTTCGTCGTCGTCATCCATAGCAAAGTCATCGTGACCTTCATTGTCTGAGGTGATGATCTCATCGCCAAAATCATCGGGCAAATCCAAACCTTCTTGCTCGGCTTCCGTTAAAATGATTGGGCTTTCGTTATCGGTACTCATTGCTGCATATCTCCGCTAAAAGCAGGGTCAACCTGTGCTTGGACAGGCATTTGTTGCTGTGGTTGTTGAGTGGGTTGTAAATTAAGGATTGAATCGGCTTGACGTATGATCTCGTCGGCTGACTTAGCCATATCAGGCTTGGACAACATCGCTTTGGTTGCGTCCATAACAGCCATCATCGCGGTCATCTTGTCGCTTAGGGCGGTTATCTGTTCTGAGTTAGCCACGGCCTGTGCTTGCTGTGCTTCGGCCTCTAGCTTGGCTATTTCAGCATTGGCTTTACGCTCAATCATGGCGTTTTGCTTGGCTTGTTGGTCTGCTTGTGACTGTTCACGCGCTGCTTTTTCTTCTGGCGTTTCGTCTGGGTCAGGTAAACCCATAGATTCGCGCAACTTCATCATAATCGCGTCTTTGTTTGGTATGTCAGTCAAACCGATAGCGGTTTCAATGACTGCAAACGCGGATTGTGGGTTGCCTGTCGCCTGTGCAATGGTCGATGCCAATGGTAACAACTGCTCGGCTAGTGCTTGGCGCATGGTTGCGTGATAGTTTTGCTTGGTGACAATGAAGTCGGCTTGAGACTTGGTGATGTCTGTCTCGTCTGTACCATCATTGACTGCGACAAACTCTTTTCCTTTGGTGTCCGAGGTAATACGGAACTGCATTTCTTGGCTAATGAACTGCTCAATCAGCGATAAAACTAACTGGCCCTGCTTCTCAAATGCCCATGCCGCGTTTTCGTAGAGCATTAAGGTTGTGACTGTGCCTTGTTCTTGGCGTGCTTGGATTGCAATTCCTGACGTAGCATTAGTTGATTGCCCTAAATTCTCACCCGTCACACCTGACGCTTTGAGCATATAGGCTTCATCTTCTTGCCCGAAACGTACATGAGCCTCAGCCAATGACGGACTTTCGATAATATCGAACCGCTTATTTGTGTTGACCGTGATGATGCTATCAGGACGTGAGACTTCTTCCTCAAGCTGCTTAATATCATCAACCGCACCTTTGTCCATGACCACGCGCTTAGTGGATAGCAGGTAAATAGCTTTATTGCGTCTAATGTTGAATGACATTTGAGGGTCGCGTAACGCACGAATAACCCCGTAGGGCATACCCGTTTTGTCATCGAGATACGCCACAGTACGCACAAACGGGAATCTGTTGTGGCGGTAAGGGCTGACACCTGAGAATAACAGCGTGTTATCAGTAAAAACGCACACACAAACCTGTTGCCTGTGGGTTTTAACTAACTCTAATTCGCCTGACTGTACCGCTTGAACGTGTTCAGGGTTCTTCGGGTCGTACACATAGCCCGATAATCTGCCTTGACCGCGTAGTATCTGTACGCGCATAGGTCGCTTGTACCAACATTCCATCACCCGAATAGCTTCGCGTGTACCGTCATAAGGCATGGCCTTTGACATAAACATCGAGCCGCCTGCGCCCAAACCCGATTGTTGGTACTGTTCGTACATAAAATCGTTTTCAACTTGTTCGCGGTCTTGCGATTCGTTGCGTAATTCGTTTTCTAACTTAGGGAATCGTGCGACTAATTGCTCAACATCTAAAATCTTGGTGCGAAATAGGCGAGTAGCATCACTGGCATCAACACGCCTGCAACTGCTATCAACAATCATGTTACGCCAATGTTCGTGACGGACAACAATCTGTTGCTCGCCTTCGTCGTTTACCTCTAATGCTGTCTCAATCCAGCCTTCACCCGTTTTTACAGCATCTTGAAACGCCAGGTATTCTTGGCGTGACGCACTGTTAATGTCGGCAATGTATTTGCATAGCTTAGTCTTGCGAATAGCGGGCTCTACATCGTCCTCAGTACGCGGCAACACGTTCCAGTCGTAGGTTTGACGTAGATAGCTGCCTAAAATCCAGTTGATCGTTTGCTTGATGATGTTGTATTGCAAGGGAGGCATACGGCCATCGGCTTCGTAGTCCTCTTTTTCAGCTTCGGTGAATTGTTTGTCATCGTAGAAGTCAGCATCGAGTGAACGCTGCAAACGGCTTTCGGCTTGTAGGCTTATGTCGCGGTAATACGCACCTTTAACCCATGTATGCAACTGCAAACCATTGGCAAAGTCGAACTTCTTGCCGACAACAGGCGCATTAGCTTCATCGCCTTTGCTGTCACCGTCTAAATTAATCGGTGTATTGCGTAAATTGTCGATTGTCTTGCCATTTTTCATCGCGCATCTACCAAGGTTTGGCCGTTAACCTGCAAAAACATACCTGTACGCTCCACTTCTTTTTTCATCAAGGCGTGGTCGTGAGTAGCGTCATCATCGGGTCGCCAAGCGATAATCGTGTCAATGTCATGCAGAATCATGTCGCCAATAACGTGCTCATCGTTTTTAGTAGGCGAAACGAATAGCGTAGCGGCTGCGTCCTGCATGGTTGCCTTAAAAAATTCAGGTTCACGCACTGTCCACGCATCA